GAAGGCGACCTGCGCCGTCTTCTGGCCGTCGATCGAGTCCACGATCAGCTGCATCAGCTGCGTGGTGCCCGTGCCGGCCGCCGAGTACTCCACCGCCGAAACCACCCGAAGATTCGGGAAGTTCTTCTTCAGCTGATCGCTGACGTTGACGTTGTACTGGTTCGTCTTCGTCAGGTCCGCCTCGCGCTCCGGCGAGAGGGCCAGCGTCATGGCGGCGTCGCGCTCCAGGTTGCCCTTGAGCTGGACCTGCGCTTGCACGTACAGGGCGCGGATGTCCTCGTAGACCTGCGCGCCATCCTTGGTGCTCCACGCGGTGCCGCTGCCGGTGCCGGTGGCCGCCGGGGTGATGCCAGCCGGCAGCGACGGGTCGTTCAGCAGCCCGTAGTTGTCCAGCCCGGCCACGCCGAAGAACGCCATCTTGTTCGCCGCCTTGTTGAGGGTCAGCGTGGAGGCGACGTTGAGGTTTTGCGCGAAGTCGACGCGGGCCTCGCCGGCAATGGCCAGCTCGCGCTCGCCGTACTGCGTGATGGTCTGGAAGTGATACGACTGGCGCGGCACCCAGTTGACGTTCGAGGACGACTGGCCGTTGTTGCTGTAGTCGCCGTAGCTGGACACCTCGCCGGTCGACTCCACAACCTGGAACTGCGCGGTGAGCGTGGTCCAGTCGCCCTTCTTGGCCTCGCCCACGATCTCGGTCGCCTTCATCGGGCTGACCAGGATGCGGACCACTTCCGGGTCCATGTAGTTGGCGAGGAACGCCGGGATGCCGCCGTTGCTGACGGTGATCAGGCCGGGCTGGGCATCCATGGCCAGGTTGATGTCGTGGGCGAGCGCGGGGTCGATGTAGCCCCGGAAATCGCCCAGTTCGATGCCACGAGCGCGCAGCTCGCGCATTTCATTCTGGATGTTGATCTTCATGGGCTCAGTTCCAGGTGGTGATCTTGACGAGTTCGTTGGCGGCAGCAGCACTGCCGGCGAACCACTTGGTTTCCTCGTAGCTGCTGCCCGTGGCGGCCTGGGCACTGATCGTGCCGGGGCTGCTGGACAGCGTGTACGTGCCGGTGCCGCCCGTGCCGGTACCCAGCGCGGTGATCGTGGTGCCGGCGGCGACGCCTGCGCTGGTGACGTGATCACCGACCTTCAGCGTGCCGGAGGTCGCGACCGTCACGGTCATGACGTTGGTGGCAAAGCTGGCGGTGCCGACGAACGTGCTCGGCGCGGCGCCGGCGGTACCGGTGGCGATGGCGCCGGTGTTGTGGTCGGCGAACACCTTCTGGCCGACGGTGGCGGTGGTGAGGGTCTTGGCCCAGAAGTCGCCAGCGGACATCAGCGTGACCGGCAGGCCCTGCGGGATGTTCATCGACGCTTCGCCCAGCCACGCGGTGATCAGGCCCTGCAGGTCGCGGTGAATGAAGCCGGTTGGCGCACCGGCGCCGGTGTTGGTCACCACACCGTTGGCATCGGCCCAGCCGAACAGGCCGATGTTGGCGCCAGCGGCACCGGCGACGAACGCGCCCGGGCCAGCCACTGCGCTGGCGCGCGGGTTGGCGCTGGCGAAGTCACCCGCAACGGCGGGATTCGGATCGTTGTGAACTACGGTCTGGAACGGCATGGGTCAGGCCCTCGCAATCTTGGTGGCGGTGGGGAAGCGAGCGGCGAAGTCCGCCGACGCAGCGGCATCCATCGCGACGCGCGGCGCGGGCGCGGCCTGGCGTTCCTTGGCCAGCGTGACCAGGGCGGGAAGCGCGGAGGCGTGGATGCCCTTGTTGTCGATGCCAGCGGCGTCCAGTGCGAAGCGGTAGACCGCCTCGGCGCTGTCCATGGCCACCACGGCACCGACCAGCGGCTGCACGTCCTGTTCGGCCTGGCGGATGGCGCGGAACTCGCTCAGGGCGCTGGCACGAGCGTTGTCGGCGGCCAGACGGATGGCGGCGTCGTTGGCCTTCTTGCCATCATTCTTCTTGTCGTCCTCATCCTCGTCATCCGCCTTTTTCTTGTCGTCGTCCTTGTCCTCGTCGTCGGCCTTCTTTTCCTTGGCTTCGCGGGCGTCCTTCTCTTCCTCGGTCTCGTCCTCGTCGTCGGCCTTCTTGTCGTCCTTGTCCTCTTCCGCCTCGTCGCAGGCCAGCTGCAGCACGCGGGTCAGCGCATCGACGTCGATGTCGATCTTGTCGGCGAAGACCGACTTGGCGTCCATCGCCAGGAACTCGGGTTTCTTGTTGCCGCGCACGATCGCGCGGAGCTGTGGAATGGCGCCATCCTGAGCCAGCAGCGGCCGCAGGTAAGCGCCAAGGGCCGCGCGCATGGCGACCGACTTGTGGCTCAATTTCATGGGGGTGAACTCCAGTGGTAGTGAATCGCCGACAATGACGTCAGCACCTGCGCGCCCGGCCTCGACCAGGGCGACGTGATTCCCGACGATGTCCGTCATGCGCCCGTCATACGGGACACCTTCGAACTCGCCGGGTGTCATGTCGGCCACGTAGCGATACGAGGACGACAGCTCTCTTTGCTCGCCGGTTTCGATGCCGGCGATCGCGCTCGCGTCCCAGACGGTGAGCGTGTTTTTCAGGTAGGGCGGGTCGAACACCGCATCGTTGCCGAGGCAGCCGACCACGTCGTATTTCTGGGTGTCCGCGGCACTTACCGCGACGTGCTTCTGCATCAGCTGGATGCCGTTGAACGTCGGCGCGGCCTTCGCCAGTTCCACCGGGTCGCGCAGCAGCATGTAAGCCTTGTTCGGGTCCAGCCCCAGCGCTTCGCTGTTGGGAATCTCGCGGCCGTAGTACGGGCAGACGTTGGCCTTGCTGATCGGGTTCAACTCGACGTGCATGCGGCCGTCGACATCGAGGCGGCGCACGGTGGCGCGGTCCAGCGCGAGCCGGTCGGGTTTCATCGGAAATTCCTCATGTTCAATCGAAGCCGGGCAGCACCGGAGTCCAGCCACATCGGCAGTTGGGCAACTCGCCGGGCATGATCCATGCGCCGTCCAGGTACATCCCTTTGGCCAGTTCGAACGTGGAGCCGTCGGCTTTCACGTGCGAAGGCCGTGGCACGCGCCCGCCATGCGAGTGACGCCACGTGCCCTCGGTGATGCCGATATCCTTCTGCCGCGCCGCCTGCAGCACAGACGTGGCCTTGTTGTTCTGATCGCGCGCAATGAACGCCGCGCGTCGCTGGGTGATGCCGTACCGTTTTTTCAGCTCCGTGGTCAGGCTGCCCAGATCGCGGCCGCGCGCCACCGACCGCATCACCAGCCCCTCGACCTCGGTCAGGTGCTGAGACGCGATGGACTTGATCAACCCCACCTGTTCGCCGATCACGGCGCGATACGCATCGTTCATGGCCGGCGTCATGGTGAACTTCACCGTCAGGCCCTGGCCCTGCAGACCGTTGCGCAAAGCGCTGTCGGAATGCGCCAGCACCCGATCGGCCAGCCGCTTGCTCATGCTGTCGGCCAGCTTGTCGAACACCTTCTGCCAGCGCCGGCCCAGCCGTGACGTCTCCGCGCGCATCCGTGCCGCCGGGCTGTCATCGCGCGCCAGGCCGGTGGCCTTGTACTCGGCCGCCAGCCAGTACGCGAACGACTGGTGCATCTCGGTCACGGCCTGCTCAAGCTTCCGGCGGTACCACGCCTGGATGCCGGCATTGCCGCGCACCACGGGCAGGCGTGGCGCATCGTCCGGGCGCTTGACCTGTCGCGTTGCCACGGTCTACTTCTCCACGCCCTTCATGTCCGCGCCCTCTTCGCCGTCGCCTTCCTCTTCCTCGCTATCGTCGTCGTCCAGATCGTCGTTCAGCGCCAGCGAGTTGTAGGCGCCGTCCGGGTCAGAGGCGATGCGGGTGCGCGCCTCGTCACTACTGATGACGCTGGCATTGATCAGCACCGCATCGGTTTCCGCCTCGGTCTTGCGCGCGGTGGCCAGCTCCGCCTCGGACAGCTGATAAAGCGGCTCGAACACGAAATCGATGTCCGGATCGATGTCGCCGAACTCACTCAGCTGTATCAGGTCGATCGCGCGCTTCAGGGGCTCGCGGAACAGGTTCTCCTGCAGCGAGTGGATGTAGTCGTAGAACACCCTGATTTCGCCGTCGCTGCTGGCGTTGAGGCCTGACGGCGTGATGCCCAGCAGCTTCACCAGCGGGATGCTGGACACGGCCGACATCTGCTCTTGCGCCTGCGCCTGCAACGCGTCCAGGCCACCCAGCGGCGTGTTGAACTGGAAGAACTCCTCCGTGTCCTTGTTCAGCACCATCGCGCCGCGGTTGTCGCGGGTGAGATTGAAGAGCTCGACACGCTTGAAGAAGTCGTCGGCCATCGTGGTGTCACCCGCCAGCAGTGCCTCCATGTCCGTGCTGAAGCCGCTGACCGAGAACGAATGCACGATGTCGGACACGCTGTCGCGGGTGCGGATCCAGTGATCGATGTACGGCTTGGCCAACTGCGACAGCGACAGGCCGCCGAAGCTGTAGGCCGCCTTGAGCATGTCCGGCACCGGGCGCGATACGAACAGCAGCAGCCGGCTGTCATGCACCACCTGACCCATGACGTACCAGGTCGACGGCTTGTAGAAACCCTTCTTGAGCGGACTGGTCGAGTTGTACTGCGACGGGTACGTCCACATCGGCTCGACAGCACGAAAGCCCAGCAGCGCGTCCTTGCTGACCTTCTTGCTCGACAGGAACAGCGGCGCCTCCAGCTCCTTTGGATCGTCGGCCGCCGGCACGGTCGAGCCGGGCATGGCCACGTCGATGTAGATCTGTCCGCGCCCGAAATAGCCATCCTGCTCGGCCGCCTTGCGGAACTGCTCGCGCACATGCAGTTTGCGCAGCGCCGCGTCGATCTGCTGGATCCGCTCGGACTTGTCGCCCTCGCCATTGGTGCGCAGGTTGATCCACTTGCGCGTCATCTCGTCCGCGAGGGTCGAAACCATCTTTCGGTATTCGGGAAGCTGCGCCAGCTCGGCCAGGTAGGGGTAGCCGGGGAAGCCAGAGTAGCCGCCGAAGCCCACCTGGTTGAGGTAGTCGTACGGTGTGGCGTCCATCGCCAGCGCGTGCTTCAGCTGGTCTGCCGGCACCACGCCGGGCGCCGGCTCGTAGCGCCTCAGCTCGAAGCGTTCCGCATTGGGCTTCTGGTTCGCCAGCGCCAGCATCGTCGTGCTGATCTTCATCTTCTTCTGAATCCGCGCAGCCTCCATGCTTGCCCATCGCTCCGACACGGACGCAGCCGGGCTCGCCGAAGCGGTTGACTTCGGTTTGAACCAGTTGCGGAAGGTCATCAGGCGCGCCTCAGGATTTCGTCGGATATCTGCATCGGGGCTGCTTTCGCGGTCAGTTCGTTAAAGGCGCGACTGCCGGCGTCGACCTGGTCGTCGTGCGTGCCGTTCGGGAAGATCCGCATTTCTGCCACCAACGCATCGTTCCAGGGCGCCTTGAGCATGCTCACGTTGCCCACGTTGATCTGTGCGGCCATCGGTTCCGCACGCGTCACCTTGTCGCCGGTTTCCGTGCTGGAGCTGACCCGGTAGCCGGCCAGTTTCTTGCTCAGGTACAGCACCTGCGACTTGCCGGCCTGGCCCGGATCCTGCGGGATCGAAATACGCACCTTCTTGCCATCGCGTGCCGCGGTGTTGACGATGGTGGCCTCCACCTCGTCGGGACTTCCACGCATGCGCACCACGTCGCCGATATAGAAGCGACCAGCGCGGTCTTTGCCCATCCTCGTGCCGACCGTCCAGTCCGGGTCGGTGCCTTGCTTCGGCGTGGTCGACGCCAAGTCCCAGGCGCGCACCCAGTGGATGGCATCCACGGGTAGTGCGTCGATCACCGCGATGTTGTCCGGCTTGATCACGTTGCCCTCTGGTGTAGAGGGTGCTTGCTGGTATTGCCCTGCGAAGGTGTAGGGCGCTGCCTCTTGCATCCGGCGAAGCTCCGCCAGGTCGTGCTTTGCCGGCCAGAGCGCCTCGCCCTGCTCGGTGATCGCCGGCAGGCAGACGTGTTCCCATACTTCGCCATTCCCACCCGCCAACAGCCAGCCCGCCAGGTCGCTCTCGTGCAGGCGCTGCATGATGACGATGATGGGCGTGTTCTGTGGATCGTTTTTGCGGCTCTCCAGCGTGTTCTGGAACCACTCGATCACGCCCTGCCGGATGACGTCGCTGCGGGCCTCGTCGGCCTTGTGCGGGTCATCGATCAGGATGGCACCACCGAACCCAGGGCGGTGCTTGCCGGCGCCGTAGCCGGTGATCGTGCCACCGGCGCCGACCGCGTAGACGATGCCGCCCTCGGTCGTGCGCCACTCGTCCTTCGCTGCGCTGTCACCGCGCAGCATGGTGCCCGGGAACACCTCCCGGTATTCGTTGCTGCCGACCAGCTCGCGCGCCTGCCAGGCGTTGTTGCCGGCGAGCCGCCCGGAATAGCTGGTGTGGATGAACTCGGCGTCCGGCACCTTGCCCAACGCCCACGCCATGAAGTTCACCACCGCCAGCTCCGTCTTGGAGTAGCGCGGCGGGATGTTGATAATCAGGCGCTTGCAGTCGCCGTTGAACACCCGCATCAACGCGTCGCACAACACCTTGTGGTGTTGACCACGAATCCACTGGTAACCGCGGCGCTGCAGGAACATCCAGCGGCTGAAGAAGTACAGGTCTTCCCTCGCCATCAGCGCAGCCGCGTGGCGTTCTTTCGCGCTGAATTCCACGGTTAAACCTTGGCGGCCAGTTCCATGGCGATGGTGCGCAGCTCGTCAGCGGACAGCGGCGACGTGATGGACTGAATCGGGCCACCGCCCGGTCCGGTGTGCTCGGTCTGGTTCTTCTGCTTCCAGTTTTCCTTGTCCCGGTTGCAGAGATAGAAGATCGCCGCCGCGGTGTCCGGCGGGTAGTGCTTGACCGTCTGAACGCGCGTCACCTTCCCGTTGCTGCAGAACACTTCCTCCGCCGGATGGCTGTAGCCAACCGCGCGCAGGTAGAGCGAGCGCTTCACCCGCTCATTGGCCGGGGCCTTGCCCACCTTCAGTGCCTTGGCGAAGGCGGGGTGATCGAGCTTCCAGCGGTAGATCGTTCGGTCGCTCACGCCGAAGAACATGGCGATCTCGACGTCCGTGGCGCCGAGCGTGGCGGCCAGGCGCTTGGCCTGTTCCACGTACTCGGGTTTGAAAGTGGTCGGCCTGGCCATGGTTACGCGCTCACCCGAAGCGACGCCTCACGCGTCAAATGCACGCCGGCCGTGCTGACGATCGAGACGCTGATGATGTAGTGCTTGCCGGGCGCGCCCTTGCCGAGCGTGAACTGCACGGCGCAGTCAGTGCGTGCACCGTTGACGATCACGCCGACGCCCACGTCGATGCTGTCCGGCGCGAGATCCACGCCCACAACGCTCGCGATGCTCTCGCCCACGCCCAGCACGTTGGAGAAATCCGCGACGAACGGCACTCTCTCGTCCAGCGGATTCATGGGCGAAAGGCCGGTGAACATCAGGCGACTCCGATCAGGCGGCGAAGCGCGCCGCGCGTAGGTCATGGGCGATGGTGGCGATGCGTTGCTCGGCCGGGAACAGCGCCGTGCGGTTGGGTTCGGTGATCATGATGCCGCTGCGTGGCGTGAGCGAGCCGGCGACGAAGGCTGCCGCCGCGCCAGATACCGCAACACCCAGTGACGCCGCCAGCTCGCCATACGCGGCCGCGATGCGCCCTCCGTCCAGAGCGGGCGAGGCGGCGCCCACTGTGTCGCCGTGCAGCGCGGTGATGACTGCGCCGGCCAGGCCCACGCTGACGTTATGCCCCGCCACGGCCGTCAACGTGCCGGTGCTGGTGGTGGACCGCTGCCCGGTGGCTGCCGTCGAATGTGCGGGCGCCAGCGCGCCACGATCCGCAGTTGCCGACAGGCCGGCCAGCGCCACGGAAACACTGTGGTCGGCTACGGCCGTCGGCGTGCCGATGGCGTAGGTCGCGTCCTGCCCGGTGACCACTGCGGTGTGCTGCGCGGCCATCGTTCCCATCTGCACCGACATCGATGCGCCCGACAGGGCCACGCGCACCTCCGGCACGGCACTGACCGCACCGGCTGAAGTGGTGATCGCCTGGCCATCAAGGTGCGCCGACACGGATGCCGCAACATTGCCCGGCAGCGCCGTCGTGGAGCGGCCAGCAAGCCCGGCACCGAAGCCCGGCAGCACGTCACCGTGCGCCGTGGCGACGCTAGCGCCGGTCAGCGCGACACTGATGCCGCTGGACACCGCCGTGATCGTCCCGGCCTGCGCTGTGACGCTCTTGCCGGTGAGCGCTACGGCCGCTGCCGGCTTGGCGACGCCGGCCTGATCCGTCGCCCGGTTACCCGTGAGCGCCCGCGAACGTGCCGCGCCGAACGTGCCGCGCGCTGTGGTCACCGATCGGCCGGTAAGCGCCACCGTTACATCGGATGACGCAACGCTGATCGCGCCACGGGCGACCGTGACGGACTGGCCGGTGAGGCCGACCGCCACGTCGGCACTGGGCTTCACCGTCGCGATGAAGGCAAAGCCGCTGGAATTGGTGATGTTGCAGGTGAAGCTGGTGGAGGCCGAGGTGGTTGTCTGGTTGTGGCTGGCAATCGCCGTGTGCATGACGGCGGCGGTCGTGCTCTGCGTCTGTACGGTGTAACCGGTACCGGCCGTGACCGTGGCCGATCCGCTTTCGTAGTCGTAGCCCACCAGCGCAATGGCCAGGTCGCCGGAGACCGCTGTTGCGGTGCCCGTAGGCCATACGTTCGGCGCCAGCGTGGTTGTGCCGTTGCTGTCGCGCACCGCGCTGCTGCTGGCGGCATTCATCACTTCGACGACGGACAGGCTGCCTCGCGTGCTATCGCCTCCCTGCGTGAAGGTATGGCCGGAGCCGCCGACGGCGTTCACGCACTCCCACAGGACGGCAGCATAAGCTCCGGCGTAGGTCAGGCTTCGAGCCGGCGTGAACTCGTTACCGTAATTATCCTCCAGCGTGAGCAGCGACGCCGAACTCACCTGCCCGATCTGGACGGCCAGCAGTGTGATGCCCGCCGCCTGCGTGGTGATCGGCGCACTGGTGGGCGACGTGCTGGACACCGAGGCGCCGACGGCGATGGCTGGCGTCACTGCATATGCGGGGTCGATGAACATGCCCGTCGCTTGCGCCGCCAACACATCCCCGGCGTCCTTCATGTGGAAGCCGTCGGCCTGGTAGTACGTGCCGTCGTCGTCGTAGACGTTCGGCATGCTGTCGGCGAGCCGCAACACTGGTATCGCCTTGTCCGTGAACACCGCTTCGAGCGCGGCTTTGAACTGCCCGTA